GAGCAGTCCAAGCTTCCTGACCGTTGTCGTACGCGATTGCAGAACCTTCGTTCTTAACCGGTGCGGCACTAAAGCCAGACAGTTTGGTTTCTTCTTCGAAGGAACGCTCGGAAGTCTCAGTTTCGTAGATTTCCTTGTGCTCTTCGCCATAACGAGCGTACTCCAGACCGAACAATGCGTTCAGACCCGGCAGTAGCTCTTTCAGTAGTTGTGCGCGTGAAATAGCCATGTCTTACTCCTTATACACCAACCGGGTTCAAATACTGATGACCACCGGTGACAGTAACAGTGGTGGTAACCACGTTAGTCGAGGTGTTCAGTGTCGAAGCCGCAACCATGTACGGTGCGTTGAATTTGCAAATAAATTCGCAGAAGCTACCACCTGCGTTAGCCGTATCTGGCACAACGTCGATGATGCGAATTGGCAGAGATGCAGTGGTAGCCACCGAACCGCCGTTAATTGCAACTTTCGAATCGCCTGTAGTCGTCGAACCGTCGTTTTGTACCAGCGGGGCGTTCGAGCCAACAACGGTCTGTGCATAGAAAGCCACAACAGTTGTGCCCGAAACAGCAGCCACTTTGAACAGAACATCAGGATCGTCAACCACGTACGCATAAGCGTCAGTAGCTACGGTATTAGCGGGCCAATACTGAGCAAACGTCTTCTGCTTGGTGGACGGGTTGGTGTAGGTGCAGCCCAGAAAAACGCCAACTGGGGTTGCAGTTGTGGTGCCGGTGTCTTTTTCAACGGTGCCGGTGCTAACTAGCTTAACCACATCGCCGTAGAAAACGTCAGTCGCATAAGCGCTGGCGATCTTCATCAGACGAGTGGAGCCAGCGTACACCTGACCGCCGATCAGGTTTACCGGACGTAGGCCGTAAGGGGCCGATACAGTCGGATATGCCATGTCTTACTCCAATAAAAATTAGCTACCCTTGCCAAACGACGTGGAAGATTTCCGCTCGTTAAACAAAGGCATACGAGGGTCATTTTGCCGCATCAAGTTGTTGTCTACAGCCAGCGTCTGAGCTTCGGTTTGCTTCTGATAGTAAGCAGACCGCTGTTTAACAAACTCGGACGGAGTCTTGCAAAGCAACAACCCGCCAATCTCAATTTCGGTCTTAAACCGGCTATTGGGATCGACTAGCAGTTGAAATTTCGGTTGTTCCTCGATCTTTACCGGCTCCCACCCTTCACGAATCTTCGCAGAAAGATTACGAGCATCGGACTGATTCAAGGTTGAAACACGAATCCATCTGTAATCAAAACCGGGCTGCTTATCTGGTTCAGGCAAAAGCTCAGGTGGTGTCCACTGCTTAGGACGCTCCTGAATGGCGCGGGTTTCGAGTTCACGAGTAAGTTTGTTTTCAGCCATTGTTGGCCTCCATTTTCATGATTTCACGAGCGTATTGCTCGGGGCTAAGGCCAAGTTTCTTGGCTATGTTCAACTGCGACTGTTTCAACACAATCTTCTTGGACGATGTGCTTCGTGTCGCAGGAGCAACAACCGTACTTGGTTTTCTTTGTGTCTCAGCAGATTTCTCCGCTGGAGTTGAATCGGTGTTTGAGCCGAAGTAGTCCGGGAATCGACGACGCATGGTGTCATCGACTTTTTGCCAATATTCGTCGGTGGACGGATAGGCATCTCCGTACTGTTTGACTAGCTTCTGGTGTAATCCAAGTGCGAGACTAGTCATCTCCTCGTCCTGACCGAACCATGTGTTGCGCTCTTGCCACGCAGCAGCTCTTGGGTCAGGGCGAGATACTTGGATTTGTTGTTGATCTTGTACCTCATTTTCTGGTTGCTGTAAAGAGGGTGTGTATTCACGGACTCTTTGAAGCTTATATTGTACTTCTGACAATTTTTGTTGCGCTTCTAACAACTTGTCAGTATCGCCACTGTCATAAGCTTCCTTATAAGAACGCTTGGCGGCATCCATCTCCAACTCAGCGGCGGTCTTATAAGTGTCGAGGAAGGTCTGTTCCCCCTTGGAAAGTCTAGCCTTCAGGGAACGGTTTTCCTCCAGCATCCGCTGTGCAGCGGCGAGCGCCTCCTGCTGCTCTCGTAGCGCCTGCTCTTTCTCACGACGCTCGTCGTTCCAGACTTTCTTTAGCTGTTTGAGTTTGATCCGGACTTTGTCCGAGTAGTCTTCCAGCTCATCGTTCTCAAGCTCCTGAACAATTTCTTTAGGGAGCGGTTCACGACCCCGGTCTTCAGGAGGCGTATCGTCCTCGATTTCGACTTTGGTCTGAACAAATTTTTCTTGGTCTTTGGCTTTTGCTCGTTCATTGGTTTCTCGCTCTTCCCGTTCGTCAGGAAACTCGAATTCAACCTGATCTACTTCCGCTTTCTGCTGCATGTGTGCCTCCTTTAGGCTCTGGAAATACCGCGTGGGTCTTGCACGACTGCTTCAACGGTGTCGTCGTTAATCAGTCGGAACTCGCGCCCATGAATCTTCAATCGTGTACCGCTATTTGGGCGGGCAAGAATAAAGTCACCTTCTTTGCACCACGGTCCATTTGGGAACCGCTTCTCATCCTTGTAGCAATCTGATCCAAGCTTCACCACAAAAAATACCGTCGCAAGGACTTCTTCAAAATGGCGAGTTTGATCCGCTTTGATGATGCCGCTTTCAAATGTCTCCTCAGTTTCCGGAAGGGCCACAAGTATGTGGTACCCAACAGGTTCAGGCAGCTGAGTAGCCTTCTGTTCATCTGTTTCCGGTAGCGTCGAAATTTCGCCATTTTCTGTGGCAATCGCTAGTTCAGTCATTATCTGCATGCTCCATGTGTTTTGCGAGGTCTAAGATGTAGCCTTCTATAACGGAGTAACCTCGAATCTCCCCGCATAGCTTTTGGTACGCTGCGTAGTCCTTAGCCGTTCCTTCTGCTAAAGCACTTATAAGTTGCGCCCGCTTTTCACGAGCTTCGCCAAGTACTACTTCTAGTACTTTGTCCATTCATTACTCCTTTTTGCCTTTTGTCGGCGCAGTGCGTTGTGCCTGCGTACGTTGCATAGTCAAGGTATCTCGATCCTTGCCAATTTGTGCGCCCAATCGAACGCCTTCCAACTCCATCCGTGCTTCGAGATCAGCTTTGTCTTTGGCGGTTTTTGCGCCAACCTGCATACCTGCAATCTCTTTCTGAGCCTCGATCCGCTCGCGCTCAATCTCAATCTTGTCTGCTTGAGTCGCTGCGTCGATTGCCAACTTCTGTTGTTTAAGCTCAACCTCTTGCGCCTTGAGCTGCAACTCTTGTTGTTGCATCTGGACCAGAGGGTCTTGTGCTGCTTGTTGTGCCTGAGCCTGTTGCGCCTCAGCTTGGTTCTTCTGAAGCAGCTTAGATGCGGCAGCAGCCATCATGCGGCTGACCTCCACCTCGATTTCCTTCGGCATCTCCTCGTCCATCTCTGGCAGCGGAACGCCAAGCTGTTCTTCAATCTGTTTGCGGTACTCAAACGCCGTGTGCTCGGCAATATGCGCCATCATTGCGGCTTGCATTGCCTGTGCGTTCGGGTTTTGACCCACCATTTGTTGAATCTTTGGGTCTTGCATGGCAGACATGTGGACAGCGATATGTGCCTGATGATCCTGATAAATGAACGCCTGTACCGGCTTCATGTTCAAAATCGCCATGTTTTCTGACACAGGGTCTTTCGGCTTATTGTCTTCCGCACTTGGCACAAGTTTGGCGATGTTCTTGATGCCCAAGACCTCAAGCATCTGACGATTCAGCTCCACCATGTCGTAAATCTGTGGGTTCTGTTGCGCCATCTGCATCACGGCTTGGTACTGCACAACCTTCTGCGCCATCGTCGATGCGTTTGGATCACTGACCGGGATCACATCTACTTGGTCGTAGTCGCTCTGCTTGACCGAAGGTTTGCCATCGATTGGCTCGTAGCTGTATGACGTAGGCGTGTAGTCACGGATGATGTCTTTCAACAACCGGAACTCTTGCTTCATCGCGTAGTGGATGCGGGCCTGAACAGCAGACATCACCTTCAACGTACGCTCTAAGATTGCCAGCGTCGTACCTACCGGCGACTGCGATGACATGTCGCTAACCTTGAGATCAGCAGCGGCAGCAAAGCGGCGACCTTCCTCGACGATCTTGTCCATCAGCCCAGACAGCACCTGACTTGGCTCTTTGTATGGCAGCGGCAAGATGTTGTCGCGAATAGACCCACTTGCCACGTCCACATCACGGAACTCGCCCGGAGCGATTGGTGTGTCATCGCCCTTGACCCGCATGCCTTTTGCCTTCAGACCACCCGGCAAGTTAGACAGGGTGCCCGCATCCACCAGCTGACGCAGTATCGATGTACCACTCTTGGCGTACGCACCGATCAGATGGATCAGGCCGAAGTAGTAGAAGCCAAAGCCCGGTATGTAACCGTAGTGCACGAAGTGCGTACGTTTTTGCTTCGTATCATCTTCTGGGTGGTAGTTGCGGCGTACCGACAATACTTTCTGACTCGCCTTGTCGATAGTGATGATGTAAGGCAGTGCAATGCCTGTCTCGTGGCCTTTCTCGTCCTTATCCTCATACCCCGGCAGGTCAAGATAAGCTTGTATCTCCAAGAGCTTGTAGCGGTCATCCGTCGTGGCACGGAAGCCCATCTTCTCCGCGATCTTCTTCTCGATGTCGTCGAGTGTGTTCTGCGGCTCTGGCAGGTCGATGTCACGATAGAACCCAGCCACCTGCAACTTGCGCAGCTCGTTCTTGGTCTTACGCATCACGTGTGTCACACGTGGCGAAGTCTCCAGATTAGACGCGCCATAGGGCACCACCACATCTTCCGCTGGCACAAATATGGAGGTTTGCCGGTCAAAGCTCGGGTCAAAGTAGACCTTCTTGAACGCGTTACCCGACAGACCCAAGCCCCACAGCATGCGCTCGTGCTCAGGGCGATACTCGACCATCACCTCAGTAAGCTGATAGTTCATATCCTCTTGCACCCGCTCGGCGGCTTCCTTCTTCTCCGGGGTCTCTTTGCCGATGATCTTGGTCTTCACTGGCCCAGCAGGCGGCAGCGTCTCCATGATTGTCTCGGACTGGAACTTGACCAGCGCCTCTGACAGCAGTGGGTGGTACACGCCACACGCACCTTCCCAAGGCTCACTGCGTTCTTCAATCTTCATACCCAGCAGCTCAAGCCCGTCTACATAAGTCTGCATCCAGTCCTTGCGACTTGCTAGGTCATCCTCGTACTCATCAATAAGTTCTTGGGCGATCAGCTCAAGCTCATCTTCTGGAATCTCTTCCGCCAAGTTTTTATTGAACTCATCGTCGTCCTCGTCAGCCTTCTCCATGCTGATCTCAAGACCGTCCATGCCGATAGTTACCGACTCCGGGTCTTCGATCTCAATCTCCAACGCAGGCTCTTCCGCCATCTCGTCGTCCATCCCCATGCCCAACGGGGCTTGGTTGAGTGCTTTATCAATAGCCATGATCCATCCTTAGTAATATGCTCTCTTGCGTCTAAATTCTCTTGGTTCTTCCGGCTCATCCAGCAGCGACCGGATATACCCACCCTTACGGAACCGCATCATTGCGAGGGATACGGAGTCAACATAGTCATCATGCTCCCCGCCGGGGAAGGATGCCACCTCGTCCACCACCTCTTCTGCCCAATGTGTGTTGGGAACCCATACCCTTCCTGATGCGAAGATGTCGGATACCGCATTTAACCGGCTAATCTTGTCGTTGCCCTTAGATGGCGTGAACTCTGCCACCGGAATACCCATCGATCTCATCTCGTAGATGAGCGGTGCACCCGATGCTTTCTTCTCAATAATGATGGAATCAGGGTCCCACTGCTGGAACTCCTCAATCGCCTTCTTCTTTAGCTCCGGGAACTCCATGCGTTTGCGAACCGCGTTCAACAGGATGATATTGGCCTGCATGACCCCTGAATCATCCTCCTGATAGAAGACTCCCCACGTTGTACAGGCGGAATAGTCGGCACGGTTGTGCTTTTCGAACGCCGTATCCCAGCTTTGCAGCACAAATTCGCAGTGCGGCGGGCCATCATCTTCCCAAACTTGCCACCATTCCCGCTTGATAATCGCTGCGGTCTCGGAAGTGGGGTTTTGCATGTACTGCGCCATCCATTTCTGGTTAGGCAGTTCATTTCGTAGGGCTTCGAGTTCTTTTATGGACCAAAACTCGGGCCAAAGTGGGTTGCCAGAGGGCAAAATCGCCGGAAATTCGATCACTTCCCACTCATCGCCGTCTCGCTGGGCTGCACTTTTCAGCACTTGTCCCGTCAAGTCCCGTTTTGACCAGCGTGTCATCACAACAATGATGGAGCCGCCCGGCTGTAGACGCTGACGAGGGCCAGATGTGTACCACTCGTAGGTCTTATCGTAGATTTCGGGGTTCACTTCCGCTAAAGCAGCCTCTTGTTCGCTGTGCGGGTCATCAATAATCAGAATATCCGCGCCTTTACCGGTCACCGCACCGCCCACACCGATAGCGAAGTAGTCACCGCCCTTGGAAGTGTTCCATCGACCGGCAGCTTTCGAGTCAGATTGCAGTGATGTCTCAGAAAAAACGCTTTTATATACGTCTGAGTCCACCAAGTTACGGACTTTTCGACCAAAACCCACCGCCAATTCGGCTGTATGGGAGGTCTGAATCACCTTTTTGTGAGGAAAATTGCCCAGAAACCATGCTGGCAACAGGTAGGACGCGAATTCTGACTTGGTATGCCGTGGCGGCATGTTGATGATGAGTCGTTTGCACTCTCCGCGAGCCACCCTTTCAAACGCTCTAGCCATCTTCGCATGGTGCGCCCCGTCAATAAAGGAAGGCCAGACCTTATGAACAAACGCCATAAAGTCCGTTTTTGCCTTGTCTGCGTCCTTCCTAGCTGCTAACTCCTCCAACAACTCCGCTGCCTTGATTTGAACTTCTTGCGGCAGGGAGGCGAGCAGCGAGGGGTTAGCTTTCAGGGTCTGAAGCAGGTTCGTCTGTGTCGGGGTCGGGATCATCCAGTATCGCCAATTCCGCATCTAGGTCGATCAGAGGTTTCGCACGTGGGGCATCATCGCCATTTTCTATCACGTCCGCGTTACCCATATATTTCTCCAAGAGCGTCACTAACTCGCCTTCAAGGTCGGTCGTGGGTTTTTGTTTTATGGTGATCTCCATCTGTTCTGAGAACAGATTTACCCCTCTGCGTTTACCTAGCAGTTCGAGGGCTTTCAGTCTTACTTTGGGGTCTTCGTCTTCGGTTTCTTCAAGGAGCCGATTGGTGACGTAGTTGGCGATGCGGCGGTTGGCCCCAAGGAACTCATGATCGTAATGAGTTAAGAGGGCTTCTAGTTTGAGGATGGCACCGGGTGGTGTTTTGGCTACCGAGAGCGGTTGTTGTCCGGCGAATATCTGGTGCGCAGTTTTGGTGTCTTCTTCGTCTACTTCGACTTCTGCACCCGAAAACATTAACTCTTGGAGTGTCGCGCATGCGGCGGCTGCTCGTTCACGAAACTGCTCCACCTCCTCCGGGGTTACGTCCAGAGGTAGTGGTATGCCAACTTCAGGTGTGATGACGAGGGGCATAGGCGAATTGTTGTGTTCTGCTTTCGCAGATTTTTTACATACCCCCCGCCTAATGGAACCTAAATAAAAAGGCAAGGGGGGTGTTTCTATTTCGCGGAGTATATCTAGTGTTCTGGAAATTGCAAGGGGGTGGGGGTGTTGTCATTTTTGTATGTAAGGTTGGGGAAGTGCGGATCGGATGTGTGAAACACAGCGCAGCGGGGCGGCGGAGTCCCATCTGCCAGTTTGGGGGGTGCCCCCGGGGTGGGGTCGCGGGGTGGCGGAAAGTACTGTCTGACGTTACCTTAAGGAAAGCTTGACGGCGAGAAATACTTATGGTCTAATATCGTTACTGCATCAGCGGATGCAGCAATTAACCGGAGTTTACAAAATGACTACTAAATCAAAGCAAGGCGCTGTCGCGCTCGCATCAATGGTTAACCAGATTCAATCAGGCCTGAAGGCCGCGAAGACCAAGCAAGCGAAAGCAAGCAAGGCCGTTATCACCCTGTCGATTGATGAGCAAGTGAAGCTTGCTCGCGAAGCAGGCGCTGCAAAAGGCGTTGAATTGTCTCAGCGCGAAATATTCGACAAGGCCGCGAAAGCTTTGCACGATGCCAAAGTAACAATCGGCGACGCTCGCAAGTGCAAAGTAGCGCAAGCTTTTCTCGAAGGCCGCTTCGAAGGTAAGGCCGTTACTGCGCAGACTAAGAAAAACGCGCTCAGTGCGTTTCGCAAGGCCGTCGAGACTGGCAAAGCGTACGACGAAAATGCCGCTCGCAAGGCCGCGAAGGCCGCCCCAAAAGGCGCGTCGCATGATGCAAAAACAGAAAAGGCCGCTACTGATAAGGCCGCGAAGGCCGCGACGCATGTCGAAGCGAGCGAAACCGCGACGACGTACCAGTGCGCCATTGCACGTAAGGGTAGCGCCAAAAAGGCCGCGCAAACTCTGCGCGATTTGATTAACAAAATGAAAAGCAGCGAGGAATACGTGGCGCTGTGTAATTTGATTATCGATTCGCTCGACGAATTCGACGGCACCGCAGAGTGATCCGCCCCGCTTCACCAGCCCCGCTTCGGCGGGGCTTTTTTTTGGCCTGCATTTTTGTGTCTGCGCTTCGCGCAGAGAACTGGTGTCAATGTAGTTGGAGGGTGGGCGGGCTGGGCGAAGCCCACAGCGCATCCAGTGGGAGAGCGAGAGAGGGACGTGACGCGTACGCAGCACGCGTGTAGTAGGAGAGAAACTGGTGTCAGAGAGGCACGAGAGACGGGCAAAAGGTACTGTCAGACAGTACTTTGTTGGCAAATTGATATTTGTTCCAAATGTTCCGCATGTTCCGAATTCTTGGAACAAGCTTTTTTTAGCATAACTCTTTGTTTTTATTAGGTTTTGTTGTTGCTATATATATATTTGTTCCAATGTTCCAATGTTCCAAACAAACAGTACGGCGAGTAAAAAAATTTTTTTTTCCATTAAAAAAAAGGGGGGGTCGTTTTTTTATTGGATTAATCTCGGACGTTTGGTTTGGCAGCGTGTTTACCTCGGAACAATGGAACAAAAGACAAAACCCATATGACAACCGTTGAAAACACAGGACAAAAGCTCTGTTTGAGTTTTTGGAACATTCTGAACAAATCGCCCCATTCTTGGAACAAACCCCACATCCCTGCCTAAAATTTAATCACCAACAAAAAACTCGAATGAGCTACACGTGTTCGACAAATGAGAAAGCTTGACAAACGGAAAGACTTGTGGCATAATGTGTCTCAGTTGGTGAAGCAAACCAACAAAACGAAACAAACGTACTGTCAGACAGTACCTTCCTTGGAGAGCATCATGACAACACGCAAAGCAAAAACTAAACAACCTTCGGGCTACATCATCTATCGCGGCCCATCACTGCTCGACGGCAAACCGATTGTCGTTGTGGCAATCACCAAAGAATCCAAAAATGCCAAGACCGGCAACATGGTGCAGACATACATTTTGGCGGATAACGGATTGAGCCCGGTGGAAAGCGCACGGTCACTTGCTGACATCTCTGTATGTGGTGACTGCAAACATCGGCGCGGTACAGGCGGTGCGTGTTACGTCAACCTCGGGCAGGGTGCTCGCTCGGTGATGGACGGTGTGATGCGTGGGATATACCCGCATCTATTAAATGCTGCGCATGATGCGTGTGTTGGTAGAAAAGTGAGACTCGGCACGTACGGTGACCCGATGGCGGTTCCGGCGTATGTGTGGGATTTGTTGCTAGAAAATGCGGACGGCCACACCGGCTACACGCACCAATGGAACCCAGACACTGCAATTGTCAAAAGATTAAACGTCCTGCATCCCGATCAGTACGATGCAATCCGCTCTCCGTGCATGGCATCGGTGGATAACGAGGATGAGTGGTGGTACGCAACCTATAACAATTGGCGCACGTTCCGGGTGCGTGGGCTGGATGATGCTGAAGTTTTCGAGGGCGAATTTACCTGTCCAGCATCCGAAGAAGCAGGCAAGAAAAAACAATGCCACGAATGCATGGCATGCAACGGCGTGGGCGAGGATGACGTACGTAGCAAAAAAGCAACTGTCGTGATCACCGTTCACGGCTCATTGAAGAATCGATTCGAAGTACGTGCAGCGTGAGCTGTGTGTGATGGGTGAACGTACTGTCAGACAGTACGTTCCAGAAAACTTAACTTGGAGAATGAGATGACTGAATTTGAAAAGAACTGCTACGGCATGAGCGCGTATGACATCCGCACCGAATACATGAACGGTCTGACCGCTCGCCTGAGTGGGCTCGAGATGGTGGTAATGAGCATCTTGAGTGACTGCCAAGAGATGCTGGGGGATAAAGAGTTTGTGCGCAAACAACTGAACGTAGCCAAATACATTTTGGGCGAGATGATGGACGCACAAGATGCGCAGTACGAAGAGGTGCTGGTGAACTCTGACGGACAAGAGATCGGGGGTGTGAAATGAGAACACTCGAGGCGCAATATCAAATAGAAAACATGGAGGCAGTCATGCAAGCAGCCAATGCAGTCATCAAACCCAAGGCAAACATCAGTAGCTACAAGACCGGGACGCTGGCAAACAAAACCAAACAGCAGATCGAGCAGGCACTGGGCTTTCCGCCCAACGTGGACGATGACCCGGACAAAGTGCGGTACAGCTGGGCATTCACCATCAACGGCAGAGAGTGTGCCATCTGGGATTGGAAAGGCTCGGCGGATCACGATGTGTGGTCGGTGTATGACCCGGGCTTGGTGTTAGCAACCATTATGTGAGGGGTGAGAGATGGACGATAGAGAGTGGGCAATGATCGCGGCTGCGTTTCTGGGTGCTGTACTGGGCGCAGTGTTGGCGGTGTTATTAATCTTATTCAGGAGCTTCTAATGGATCGATTCGACGTGGTGATGGTGGTGTCGGCAGCGGTGCTGGCACTGATGATGGTGCTCGATGCGCTTGGCCTGTTGGGGTAACACTTGACACAGAGAAAGCTTTCCAGCATAATACAACCTGTAGCACAAACCTTGGAGAAAACGATGAACACAATCTTTATTTCAGAAGTAGACCGGCTCGGCTTGCTGCTCGCGCAGATCGCTGACCTAACCAAAGAAGCCAACGCCATCAAGGCAGGCATCAAAGCAGACACGCGGTCTAAGACGTTCGAGGGCAATCTGTTTCGCGCAGTGGTGGTCGAGCAGGAAAAGACCACGTATGACTCAGAGGTGCTGAAGCTGGCGGCTGACCCTGCCATCCTCGAGCTGGCAAAGCGCGAATCGTTTGTGGTGTCGGTGAAGGTCACCGCACGTGCAGCAGACTAACCCAAACGTACTGTCAGACAGTACCTAAAACCATGACTTACTAACCCTTGGAGAATCTTATGTCACGCATCAATCTCAACACACGTGTATCACTCAAGCAGGCCAAAGCAGCAATCGCAGCAATCGGTGCGCAGCGCACCATCCTCTTGCAGGGCGAGCCGGGTATCGGCAAGTCGTGGCTGATCAAGGAACTCGCGGCTGAGTTTCCTACGCATCGCCCAGTCTACATCGACTGCCAGCTGCTACTGGATCAGGGTGACTTCTTCTACCCCTTCATTGCCGACACTGACGGCGGCAAGATCGCAGAGCGCGTGATGCTCGAGGACTTCAACTTCAACAGCGATCAACCGCTGATCATCATGCTGGATGAGATCGGCAAGGCAAACAAGGCGGTGATGAACGTGCTGCTGACGCTGATGTATGACCGGCGCATTGGCTCGGTGCCAGCACCCGAGGGCAGCATGGTGTTCGCCACTACCAACCTCAGCACCGATGGTGTGGGTGACTTCGTTGCAGCGCATGCTCGCAGCCGGGTGATCCGGGTCGAGGTAGCCAAGCCGCATGCCGGGTTCAATCCTGACAGCACCGTCGATCCAGATTCATGGGGTCACTGGGCACTGGGTAACGACATCGCCCCTGCGCTGATCGCATGGGTCAAGAGCAAGCCCGAGTGCTTGGACAGCTACCGTAACTACACCGCAGGCGAGAAGTGGGGCAACCCGTATGCGTTCCATCCCACGCAGGGTGCCGAGTCTTATGTCTGCCCACGCTCACTGCATGCAGCGTCTGATGTGGTCAAGCAGCGTGATGTGCTGGGGCATGAGCTGACGCTGTCGCTACTGGCGGGTGCTGCGGGTGAAGCGTTTGCACGTGACTTCTCTGCATGGCTGCTGGTCAAGGATCGTGTGGCTTCGATGGATGCGGTGGTCGCTTCGCCTGAGTCAGCAGCAGTGCCAGAGAATCACGATGCGGTTGCGCTGTGTGTGATGGTGTTTAGTCTGGTGGCTGCAACGACAGACAAGACAATCGTACCGTTCACCACCTACATGCAGCGTTTGCCCAAGGAATATCAGGCGATGTACTCACGCTCAGTGATGGCGAATGAGACCAAGCAAAAGGTAGCGGTTGCCTGCGAGAAGTTCCGCAAGTGGGCAATGGACAACCACTGGATGTTTTAAGGGGGCGTTATGACTTTATCTGCTGAACAACGGTTGACCCGCTCTGTCGTGTGGCTGATGGGCGAAGCAAAGTACGCTGCGTTCTCTGGCCTGTACATGATGGGCAGCATCGAGGTCAACGATACGGTGCGTACCGCATGCACCAACGGGCGTGATGAGTTCTATGGTCGCGCGTTTGTGGAGTCGCTGACTGATGAGGAGGTGCGTGGTCTCAAGCTGCATGAGACGTGGCACAAAGCAGGGCGGCACTTCATGGTGTGGAAGCATCTCGCTGATGAAGATTCCAAGCTGGCAAACATGGCGATGGACTACGTGATCAATCTGTTTATTCATGACAGTGATCCGGAAGGCAAGGAGGTGCGTCTGCCCAAGGGTGCATTACTCGACGCGCGGTTCCGCAACATGGACATCGGTGAGGTGTACAAGATACTCAAACAGGAGAAAGACAATGGACAGGGGAACGGTAAAGGGCAAGCAGGACAGGGCGCGCCGGGTGACGGCGGCGAGGGCGATACCTTGGATGAACATGACTGGGATTCTGCGAGTAGCCTCAGTGCAGAAGAGCAGGACAAGCTGGCAACAGAGATCGACGAATGCCTCCGGCAAGGTGCGCAAGTAGCAGGCAAGCTGGGTGCGAAGATGCCACGCGGTCTCGAGGAAGTGTTGCAGCCCAAGGTGGACTGGCGTGAGCAGTTGCGTGACTTCGTAGGTGCATTCGCTGCGGGTGCTGACTTGCCAAGCTACCGCAAACCTAATCGTCGCATGATGGGTGGTGGTCTGGTGTTACCCAGTCACGTCTCGGAGACGGTCGGCAAGCTGGTGATTGCAGTAGATGCATCGGGGTCAATCTTTGGTCAGACCTTAACAGCGTTCTTGGCAGAGGTGAACGGCATCTGTGAGGTGGTCAAGCCCGAGTCGGTCGAGCTGATGTACTGGGACACCGAGGTCTGCCAGCATGAGACGTACGATCAGAACGGCTACGCTGGTCTGCTGACTTCGACTAAACCTCAAGGCGGTGGCGGCACATCACCACAGTGCATCGTGGACTACATGAAACAACGTGCGATTCGCGCTGAGTGTGTTGTCGTGCTGACTGATGGGTATGTGGATAACTGGGGCGCAGATTGGTCGTGCCCTACATTGTGGTGCATAACAGAGAAACGCAAAGTGTCCCCTGTTGGGCGTAGCGTACATATCGAGCTGTAAACAACTTTACCTTGGAGAACTATCATGGCTATTCAAAACACTTCTGTACTGGTTGACCTGCACATCACTGCATGGACTGGACGCAAGCTCGACAAGAAAGTATCGGGCGAGATCGACGCAACTAAGAACACCAAGACCCGCGCTGGCAATTACCACAAGCATCTGCTGGCTGGCACTGACAAGCTCGAGACCGTTCAACGTCTGGCTGGTGCGCTACGTGCGTGGCACCATGAGAACACCCTGCCTTGGTCGGATGGTGGCTCGCGTCTGCTGCCGATGAAGAACTTCTTCACATACAAGCAGGAGCTGTCCAAGCGTCAGCGCGAGTTCGACGCAGCGGTGCAGGACTTTCTGGATCACTATCCGGAACTGGTCTCATCTGCTGCCTTCCAGCTCGGCGCGTTGTTCAATCGCACCGATTACCCAGAGGTCGAGGACATCAAACGCAAGTTTTACATCGGCTACGTGTTCATGCCTGTACCAACCGCTAACGATTTCCGCATCGAGACTACCGATGAGACGATCAAGGAACTGCAAGCGCAGGCTGATGCCGTGGTCAATGAGCGTGTGGCTACTGCGATGAAAGAGATGTGGGATCGCCTGCACGATCAACTCACGCACATGTCGGACAAGCTGACTGATCTGGCGCAGCCACGTGTGAACAAGAAGGGCGAGGAGCGTTACAACCAAGTGTTCCGCGATTCGCTGGTGACCAACGCTATCGAGTTGTGTGGGCTGCTGACTCGACTCAACGTGACTAGTGACCCGAAGCTGGAGCAGGCACGGCTGCATCTTGAGAAGACCATCAGCGGTGTGACGGCTGAAGCACTGCGCGACGATGATCTGAAACGTGCCGAGGTCAAGGCCGAGGTAGACGCAATCTTGAAAGCATTCGAATTCTAAGGAGACAGACATGCAGACCCCAACAAAAATCGTAGTACCCCAAGTCGCTGAACTGGCAAAAGAGTTCATGCAGAAAGTTCACTACAAGTTCGACACCGAGGTGTGCGGTAGGTTTGTTCGCTACGAAGGTTATGACACCGAGCGCGTCGAGTATTACAGTCGCTTGAAGTTCATTGACCCGGCTGCGCCGGAGATGAGACCGGTAGGCAGCATTGCGTGGATGGATGACAAGTACCGGATCGTCACCCGCAACCTGTTGAATGCCCGGTTCAAAGATACAGAGCGGAGACACTCTGTTGAAACAACTGACCCCAAACGTGCATTGAAGGAGATGATGAAACACTTCAGTCCGCACACCATGTATGAGCTGGGGGCGCATCACATGTCCAGTGGCAGAGACACAATTGACCGCTGGCGTAGTGAGTCTTCATTGGACGTGTCCACTTCACTGCGGGTGCCCAACTCCATCATGGTGCGGGAGATGAAGAACCTGATCGCACAGGGCGTGAGGTTTGCCACTGCTGAGTTTCAGAACATCGCTGATCGCACAGTAGCTGCGTATGATGAGATGGCGCGTCGAGCCAAGGTGAAGGTGGTCATGCACATGGTGAAGTTCATGCCGGATGACAGCATCAAGACGCTGACCTACGGAGATAACGGCGCGGGTACGCCAGAAGTTAACAAGTACCTATCGTTCGCACAGATGCCGGAGCGGCTGCAACAGGGCGTGGGTATGTTGCGTATGTTGCAAGACGGTGCGCGTATCGACGGGTTCGGTGTGCGGGTCTCAGACACTACGTTCTGGGTGTTGGAGCGGGATGATGAAATCGTTTGACACTTCTGAAAAGTAGTATAGACTTCCAGAACGAAAGGGGACGGAATGGCGATAGGTAAGTACGGTTGGACAGACCCTCGCGCATCAGGTGATTGGTTTTTAACTGATGGGCATGACCCAGAGACGTGGTCGCGGTGGTTCACCATTCGCCTGCGGTTTGAAGGGGATGAACTGAAGGAGGTTGCATCAGCGGCACCGCATATCCGCGTACCCAATGAAGTACTCGAGCAAAAGCTGGCATTATTAAAGGTCGCCCCGGTCGGTAGCGAAGTGCCGGGGCTAGGTTGGCACAGGAGGAAAGGGATTTTCTACCTGCGCATCTATGAGGATGACGTTGCTTTTGGAGAATGAATTGAACTGTGAATGTGGTGGTAGCACGATGGTAGTTGACACACGCACGATGGATGGTGTGTTGCGGCGCAAGCGCAAGTGCAATGTTTGTAGTGGTGTCTTTTTTACAAAGGAGGAGTTCTTGTACAAGGCAGCAGACAACCCGAATCTGCCCCAACCAAAACCCGAGAAACCGAAGGGGGTGTTTTCCGACACCGTGGTCAAGGCAGTCAACCGTAAGAAAGTAGAAACAAGACGCAAGGTAGAAGACCTCAAGCAGGAAAGGAGGATGCGAGTACCGAGCTATTTCATCGAGGAGGATTACTAATGCTGAAAGATGGACGCTTCGTCAAGGAATTACCGCCGAAGATAGGTGTGCATTACGTACCAAAAGCAGCAACCACGAACCCCAGCAAGGAAGAACAGTTTGTACAGAACATCTTGCTGGGAATTAAAGAGCAACGGCAGTCCTTTTTATCAAAAGTATTTGGGCTGCTGTTGAAAGTTTAGTAGTACATAAACCTTGGAGAAAGCTATGTTATTCGTGAAACGATTTCTTTCTTACATCAAGGGATGGTTTCTAGGCGCTAAAGAAGATGCCGTTCAAACTGTTGTAGATGAACCCGCCCCACCACCCCCAAAGAGAACGTACAAGAAACGCACACCGTTCTTTACGCTGGGTGAGGGCGAGCGTCAGATTAAGAAATCGTTTCCGCAATCATTTAGCGAACTGTTGGATAACCTTGGGATGATGTTTCAGAAGCTAAAGTTACCAACAGAATTCTCAGACCTTCATGCGGACGAGCGGGTGGGGCTTACTAGATTAGGTATTTATCTACCCCACCCGTGGCTTGCTGATAACCCAGCAGTGGTTACTCAACCCCACGTCAAGGAGCTTACAAAACTACCAGCGATTGTGTGCGTGGCGTTTCCGTATGACATAGACGGTGATCTTCAGCGAACCAACGAAGATGGAGATGATAGATGCTCTCCTCATTTGCTGTACGCCATCAAGGTCAAGAATATTCCTCTAGGTGTACAGGCTGTCTCTGGGGTTCCGTACAAAGTTGGGATGGCGTTTGATATTAAAGGTAAGTTGACTTGGTACTCTTTGTGGGCATCTATCAATCCGCTGACTGGGGATATTACTTTTTGTAGAGAGCTTCGGTATAGGGCGTGTAAGTTCAAAGGGGGCGGCGGGTACATGCAGCGAGTAAATAAATTGCCCGGAATCTTTGACCCAGATGAGGAAGTAAGGATAAGCGCCAAAGAAAGATACCATGTCTATAGTGTGTTGTTTGCACAAGTATTTAATTGGTGGATAGAAAGAAAAGACAAGAGCTGGAGTGTTGCTGTAAACAAGAACAAGCAACGGATAACATTCAGCATCAACCGAGATGAAACCAAAAAGTATTTTGCCGACAGAGACAAAACAGTTCTTACCCCAACAGGAAGAGCCAAGAAGATAGTTCACTACGTTGCAGACCATACAAGGGTAATCAACGGTAAATCTGTTTTTATTAAGGAACATCTAAGAGGGGAGCGCAAATTTACATGGAATGAATACGACTGCACGGTAACCGCCCCAAAATTTAACGAGTTGGCATCGGTTACATTTGACATACCATCCTCAGATGAGGAAGAGTTATCGCCCGATATGAAAAGGCAATTTATCGGGCTAAACAAAGTTGCTAAATTACTTGCCGCATACGAAGACCGAGCCTGATATGAAATTAAAGAACCCCGAAACCCTTGCTGAATATCTTGACGATAACGCACGTAGTGATCTGGACAATGAAGCGGCTGCATCGCTTCGCAAATTGTGGCGCGTGTATGAAGTTGCACACGAAATGGTGTGGGCTAGGACTCACGAACACAGTAAAGCTGCGTACGTGGAGATGATCGACTTGGTAAAAGGGAAGCCCGGTACATGAGCCACCCAGCACAACTAGAGTTTGTAGCTTCAGTCAGAGCAAAGTTTCCCGCGCTGTTTGCAAGGACAAAGGTTTTGGAAGTGGGTAGCCTGAACATCAACGGGTCTATCCGGAGCTTCTTCACAGAGTGCGCTTACCTTGGCGTGGACATCGGGCCGGGGCTGGGTGTTGATCTGGTTGCTCGCGGAGAAGACTTGGAGTTCCCAGATGATTCGTTTGATGTGGTTGCATCGTGTGAATGCTTCGAGCACAACCCGGAGTGGGTGCGCACGTTCAATAACATGGTGCGCATGAGCAGGGAGTTGGTGTTCTTTACCTGCGCTACAACAGGTCGAGCCGAGCATGGCACACCAAGAACTTCACCGGGGGATGCACCCTTCTGCGGAGACTACTACCAGAACCTTACCGAGGAGGATTTCAGACAGCACTGTGATTTAAGTAAGTTCAAGCACTACGAGTTTTCTACCAACGAGCAGTCCCACGATCTTTATTTCTTTGGAGTTAAGCATGGCTAAACTTTTTATTGCAACCCCGATGTACGGCGGTATGTGCGCAGGTTTTTACACACAGGCTATTCTGCAACTGCAAGCAATCTGCCAGCAGAACCGCATCGACATGGCGGCGAGCTTCATGTTTAACGAGAGCTTGATCACCCGTGCACGTAATGCGTTGACCCACAACTTCCTGAAGTCTGGGTTTAGTCACCTGATGTTTATCGATGCTGACATTAAATTCAATCCGCAGGACGTAGTGTCCATGCTGTTGGCTGACAAGGAAGTTATCTGCGGTATCTACCCCAAGAAAGAAATCAATTGGGGGCTGGTCAAGCAAGCGTCAGATGCAGGCATCCCAGCAGAACACTTGAAGCTTTACTCCGGTAGTCACGTTGTCAACCTAGCAGATCACGCTGGGCATGCTGAGTTCAACGTAGCCGAACCTGCTGAAATCTGGAATGGTGGCACCGGGTTCATGATGATCAAGCGCGAGGTCTTCGACAAGCTTGCACCGATTGTGCCTAGCTACATCAACAACATGCACGACTTGAATCAGGTCATCGTCAACGACGAGATCAAAGAGTTCTTCACCACCAGCATCGAGCCGGAGACGCAGCACCTGCTGTCTGAGGACTACCACTTCTGCCGCACGTGGAGAGACAACGGTGGGAAGATTTTTGCCGCGCCGTGGGTACAGCTGGGTCACGTAGGCACGTACCTGTTCGATGGTTCGCTGGCACCTAAGTTCCCGGAAAAAGAATGAACTATGACCAGATAACCGTTGTGGCTATCTACGGCAACGGGCAAGCCCTGTCTGCGGTTCCTGCATTAGAGAGGACTGCGGCGGGTCTGCCCGGCTGTAAAAAGCTACTGATCACCAACGAGATTCTAGCGACAGACATTCCCCAAAAAGTTTGTGGGTCGCTGGACTACGATGGGTACTCCAAGTTCTGTATGTACGCACTGCATCACTACATCGACACCGACTACGCTTTGATAGTCCAGCATGATGGGTGGGCGTTAAGCAAAGACAACTGGAAGGATGAGTGGTTGGAGTACGACTACATCGGAGGGCTTACTCACGCAGCAGTATCCTT